CCAGCTACATATGTGGCGGCGGCGGTTTTCCAGCCAGCCTTGCCTGCGGCATCAGCGTCAGGAGCTTCAGTTCCAAGGAGACGAACAACATTCACCGGTGTGCTATTTCTCAAATATGCTTGAGCAGCATAAGCTGCATATGTTGGAGCGGTATAGTTACCATTTCTCCATACGTCGGAACCATCTCCACCGGGCATTCCCTCGCCAAAAATGTTGATAAACTCTGAATACGACTTGACTTTTACGGGACGCAAAGCCGGTCCTCTTTCTAATCTACCAATAACAGTTGGTCCGATGGCATCGCTAACTTTATTTAGCGCAGAGTTATCAATCTCGTTGATAAAGACTCCGGGGGATACAAACTTGAATTGCTTAACTGACATGTTGTTGTTCTCCTTATTATGATAAGTGTATTAGTTTACAATAATTTCTCTTATAATTAGTGTGCTAAACTACGAAAACTCCAGTATCGTTTATTTTTATTTTTCTAACTGTATGGATCTTCTTCTGGTAGGTTCGGATTCCAGCCATCGGGGTATTTCCCAACACCGGGATTGGTGGTCTTGTCGGAGGTGTGCCCCTCAACTGCGGTGAGATCTGCTTGTGATATGTTTTGCGGTATGTCGCCAAATATTGCCTCTTCTTTTGTAATTGCAACATCAACAATGCTCTCTCTGAAAGATATCCTTGGTCCTTCTTGATTTTCCTCTGATCCCAGTATATAACCAAGCACGTTTATGTTAAATTGTGTCTCTATAGTGCGCTCATCTGCGCCCATTGAGGACAGATTGTTTTGCGGTGCGAAGTCTTCTGCTAAAAAAGCCTCATAACTGTGACCGTCCTTATTTATGTTAAAATAGTTTATCCCTCCTCCCTTATTCAAGAAGGGCAAAAGGGCTTGATTCATTTGTTGAATGTACTGTGTGCGGATTGTCACCTGATATGTTATATACAAATAAACCGGCATTGGTATATAGGCATACTGGAATACTGTTTTAGTGGGGGGAGAGGGGGAATTTATTTGCCCCACGCTTTTTTTCAGTCTAGCACCTTCAAAATTTGAAGTTTTATCTTGATTGATCCTCTCTGCAACAGCGATTGAGTTGCCCATGACTCTACCGGGGACATTGCCATATATNCTCCCTTTCTTTGTGAGGCTTTTTTGCATAGCTGTTCTTTCTATGGTCAAAACAGGCAGAACAATGGTGCCGTCTGCATCTCTATACTCTTTATTTTTTTTGGCTTGAAAAGCTCTCTCGGCAGAAACCCACAAAACGGGCAGTTGTTCAAAGCCCTTGTTCCCAACAACGTGAGTGTTCATATCTTTAATATGATCTAGCATGGCAGCATCGATTGTTTCGATGGTTGACATTTTGATTGGTATGTCTTCTCTAAATTTGCTCATATATTATTATGGGTATGAATTGGCGTTACCCACTATTCCTCCTGCTTCAAAAATACTTTTTCTTGCTTTTATACATTCCGCAGATATTTCTACTCTATGGTCGTTTTGACCAAATAGCTCTCTAGGCTCGTTTAGTATTACAATTTCATAATAACTTTGCCCATATAAAATGAAGTCGCCCTCTCTAACAAACAAGTCTTGATCCTCGGTTAGCCTTCTTTTGTGAAAATGTATGTTTATACGTGGTCTTCTGTTTATTCCAAGGTGAGTATTTTCTGTTTCGTAACCTTGCCATTCAACAAGTGCATAAACCCTCACAGGAGGCAAAAAAGTTTTGTTTATAGCCTCCCCATATACTTCATGGTAGTCTGTATGCTCTAAGCTTATAGGGTAGTATAGTATTTGTTGTCCAATGACTCTTTCAATGAGTTCATCATTGACTTGCTTAACAAGATCGCGCTCCTTTTTGCCTGTAAACAAAGGAGGTGGCGGCTGGTTCGGTTGTGACCACTTATTGTCTGACATTCATTTACCCCACAAACACAGCAGCAGGTATTTGCTGCATAATTTTGTTTGAATTTTCAACAACCCCTGCACTATCTTCTGAAAGTTGTTGGTAAGTGAGTTGATTCAATACCTCTTTCAACTCCTCTCTTAATTTTTCCTGCTCTTCTTTACTTTGCGATATCAAATCAGACCCATTTAGCTGTATATCATTCCCCGGAATCGGTATTGAAGCAAATTTTGATCTAACAAGACCTAGCATTTCTTTAGCTAATGCGAGGGCGAATCTTCTAATCCACTGCTTGCCAATACTGTTGATATTTGCATACGGTATATTTTGAAATGGAAGTGTGTTCATATTATTCACTCCGTCAATACCGGTATTGATATTTGGGTCATCCTCAGTATAAGGGTCAGAATCCACTGTAAACTCAACCCAGAAGGTGGTTGGAGAATAGTGATCTCTAGGAATAGGGAAGATCCTCAATTTATTATTTTTCAATTCATATGACCAATGTGACAGCCTTGTATATAACGCATCTTCATAAGCCATCGCCTGAGCCTTGTTTTGCCAAGTTGGGACTATCTGAAATGTTGAATCATCTGCATACTGTCCATATGTTGACAGGTTACCTACGACATTCAAGCCCCCGTAGTAGCCATAAAATCTCCACATAGATGCAGGAGTTTTATAGAAAACTTTTCTAATTGTTACTTTTTTATTCGTAACTTTTCCATAATAGGGCACACTAGCAGAAAGAGCAGAAGACCCTGAAATGATTTGTTGTAAATCATAGTCTTGCATACCACCTGTCATACTGAACGAGGCAGAATATATTGGCGTAGTGCCCCCAATCCCAGCCTCGGTTGATATTCCGTTGGCTACAGTTTTAGCATATGCAAAATTGAATTTTGGGTACTTTAGCTCAATATTAGATCCAGATAGACTTGTACCAGTTTCAAACTGACCGTCTTGGTCAAAAGTGCCTGTTGTTGCCCCCATCAAATCGGATAAGACATTCTTAGCTTGATGAGAATTTACAATATATGAATACTCTAAAACAGCCTCTTCGTAAGCAGAATATATTTGGTGTTCTGTAATTTCTAAATCTAATACATCTCCCCCTAATTTTTTATAGGTGTATGCAACTTGATCAACGGCTCCCGAAACAAAAGCAGTAGAAGTATACACTCCAAATGGTAACGGATTTGTTTCTGAGTTAACATTAGAGTGTGTGCCAGTGATTGGCAAAACAATAGCACTTGTTGTGCTAGCGGGTGTTAGTGTTGGGGCAGACATGCATAGATTCCTCCATTTATAAATAGCTTGACGTTGTAGTAATAGAAATAAAAAAACCCCGCTTCCAACCGAAATCAGAAGCAGGGTCTTGTTTTTGTTACAGTTTGGTTAGTCGTTATTAATCAACAAGATTGTGACAAATAACCAATCCGTACATATCAGGACGTACCATCTTCTTAGCATAGCGTGTCATGACACCCTTACGCGGCACGAAGTCTTCCGTACCAAAGATGGTAGGAGTGACTTGGAGCGGCACGTATGGAGCGTACACATATCCACTTTCTAAGAAGCTTCCACCCTTGCGTCCAACAAGGATGACGTTTCTGATAAAGTAAGGATCGACATAAATGTCAAACTTCTTACTAATCTGACCAACTTTTACAGCACCTGCGGAACCCTTTGGAGTGTCAGCAGCAACGCTTGCGCGGAAGCCACTAGTGAACTCAAGAATGTTCGCAACTTCTGGGGAACAAACTAAGAAGTTTGCGCCACCACGGAGTGTCTTTCTATGGATTTGAGCAGAAACATCATTGACTGTTTCGATCAAAGTTTCATACCATTCAGACACAGTACCTGTGAAGTCAGGTGGAGTAGTAGTGTTATCAATCTTGACACCAGATTCTCTGTTCAAGAATTGACCCGGACGACGTGACCAGTGAAGAGTTGCAGCGGATGCACCCTTTACAAGATCATTGAGCAACTCACGGTCGATTTCAAGAGCAATTTGCTCAGAAAGGATGCTTGTAAGCTCAACTTCTGCATCAAGGTTGTGGTAAGCTTGGAGATCTTGTCCAAGTTCTGGAGTCCACTTAGCCTTGAGCTTTTTAGTCACGGCAGTCACACTAACGGAATCAACTTTGATGTCGATCTCTGGAATAAGGTCAACTTGATTTCCGTTGAATTCACCAGCGGCAGCGGCTGCACCTTCAAGACCCCACGGGGAAGTACCTGCAAGTGCTCCAAGTGCATCAGTACCAGCAACCTCAAATGCATCTGCGCGAGCAAAGGCAACTTGTGCGGTGGTACCGACATTGTTAAGTGCAGCAGACAGGTTAGTTGTCATTGCAGAAGTACCAGCGGAAGCCGTTCCTTCAAAAACAAGAATAATTGAAGTATCCGTTGTGTTTCCAAGGTCAAGAGCATTTACAGACTTACCAGCGCTAGCAGCACTACGACCCTTGAGTGTGGTCAAGCGGCGGACTTGGCGTCCCTGCTCCATGTCGCCACTACCGGTGTATACAACAGTGATAAGATCGTTGCGATTGAATGCACCTTTAAGGTTTGCACAGGTTGCACTAAGGACAACAACAGACTTTCCTTGAAGATCTGGATCGTAATTTACGAGATCGCTCAAGTAAGTAGTTGCGCCACCAAGTGAAGCCGGTGTCAAAGCGTTTTCAGCATCGTCATCAACACCAGACCCAACAACACCTTGGGCAATTTCGGCTACAGAAGCCAATGCCACGGTTCCCGTTGGGGATGAGTAACCATTGTTAAGCGCATAAAAGCTGCGTTCCGCAGCGGCTGCTGCTTTGTTTCCAGCACCGCCAAGGTTTACGCCGCCTGTAAGCTGTGCTCCGACAACTCCACCACCGTAAAGTGATTCATTCCGCCCTTGATCCAAGCGAGCATTGCTCAATGTGAAATCAAGGAAGAAAATGAGTCCCGATGGGAGACTCATTGGTTGAACTGAAATAAGTTCGTTAGCAACCAAGCTACCGAATACACGGCGAACGATTGGAAATGCTACAGCAGCGAAGCCTTGAACGTCTCCGTGTGCCATGGATGAACTCTCACGAAGAAGTTCCTTCGCTTGGTTCTCTAAGAGGCGTGACATAGACGCCTTTGTGCTATCGTTATCTAAACCTTCAAGAAGCCCGGTCTTTTCCCACTTATCAAGCAGGGCAGTACCTTCTTTCTGGAGGTCACGATTAACAATACCTTCTGTTAATTTATCTAAAACTGACATAGTTTTTTCTCCTTTTTTAGTTAATACCAGCTAAAATTTTCATCCTATCCGAATGTGGATTGGAATCCTTTTCTATCCTTCTAGGTAATGTTGTTGACCTTCTCTCAACTGCCTCGCTAAGTGATTTTGGCGCAACCTTTTTATTTGGTTGTGCTCCCACCGTGCTTTGAAGTGCCTCGAAAATTGTCTTTGTCTCTTCCACAGAACCAGACTTCATGATTGCCTCGACAATTTTATTCTTTTGTCGCTC